AGTTGTGTCTGTTGGTGTATCAACATTTGCAAGAACAATATTCTTATCCTCAACAGTTAAAGTTGCGGTATTAAGGGTTGTTGTATTGCCATTAACAACAAGATCTCCAGTAATTGTAAGAGTATTAGAGATTGTAACATCAGCTGGAAGGCTAATTGTTACTGCTCCAACGCCTGAGTTGGAAACTGCAATCTGATTGGCTGTACCAGTAAGACCAGTTACAAGGTTTGTTGCTCTGTCACTAACTTGTGAAGCCGTAATGGAGATTGTTGTATTGCCAGCAGCAGTTAAACGACCATCCGCTTGAACAGTAAAGGTACCGACTGTGCCGGCACCGCCATAAGAGCCAGCCGTTACTGCTGTATTACCCAAAGTAACACCAGCAACAGCGCTGTCAACATAAGCCTTTGTTGTAGCATGCGTGTTTGCCGTTGGTGTTGGGACAAGAACAAGACCACTAAATGTCTTATTCCCAGTTACCGTCTGAACTCCTGAAAGAGTAAGGTAGGCACCTGCACCAGCAACTGCCTCAACACTTGTAGCAGTTCCACCCGCTCCACCTGTTCCTTTACCGTAGTAGAGGACATCATCTACTTCGTTATATGCAAGTTCTGCATTTTCCAGAGAGGCTGGCGCTCCAGCTGCTCCTCCAGAAGCCCTTCTTTTGATTCTAATTGTATTAGCCATTTTAGTAATTACCTCCATCAAGTAATGTATTTGCGATTGAGTGAACATGATCTGCTCTACTTGCAACCTCAAGAGTCCCGCTATTTGCGGCTCTTGCAATGTCCAATGGCGCTGCATTTGACATTGTTAAGATTCTTTCTAATGTTATTGTTGCTGGAGTTGCGACAAGTGTTGTTACATCTCCATTGCTGACTGCAACTGATGTAACATCGCTATTTGATACAGTAATGTTGGTTACATCACCTGTCAAAACTTGCAGTGTTGTTATATCAGCCACGACTTACTTCTCCAATAACTGTTATTTTACCTCCCATTAAGGTTGTAACAGTTGATCCATTTGTTTCTTCAAGATCATAATAGTATATACCAGTATTTATATTCGAAGTTGTGCCGGATGATAATGTGATATTAAGTGTTCCAGCAGCAGCATTACTAATGGTTGTTGTAAATGTTTGTATAATTGTCTCAGAAGATTTTGTTTTTCTAATTTGAGCTCTATATGTACGACCAGATATATTAATAGCAGTATTGGCGCTATTTTTTATTCGGACTTCATGAGTATATGAATCCCCTTTATAAATTGATATATCTCTTATGCCAGCCATATTTAGCAGTCACAAGTCTCACAACCACAGCTGCACTGTTCAATACAGTCGCAACCGCATTCGCAAGATTTGTTTCTTCCTTTATTCAAATCTTCCATTATGCACCCGGCTTTGGCAACGCTCTCCAAGCTGCTTCAAACTTTGCAGCATCCTTTGCCATTTCTGGAGAAAGCTCTAAATGCAACCACTTTCCGCCGAATGACCCGGCATTGTCGGACTCACTAAAAATTTTGACCCCTGCCTCGTTTTCTCCTCTTGAGCACCTGAAGCCGCGGCCATAGCCAACATTCTTGTCCGACTTGTCAGCATCATATGCATAGTCGTGAATCTCCTCAATGCCAAGTTCTTTGGTGTACTTAATAAACCAGTTCCACATCTCAACACCAACCTTGCGGTCCGTGTAGCCAACATCGCATGCGGCTCCGGTTGCGTGGACTGATAGGAATTTCTCCATGCCTGGGTCGCCAATTTTCTTGCCTTCGGTCTTAGAGTTTCTCATCAACCTGGCGGAATACACGCCCATGTTTGTTGCTTTCCATCTTTTTCCACAAAGCTCAACGAGTTTTAGCGTTCCAGGCTGTGCGCCTTTTCCGTCAAAACTAGGATAATAAGAATACTTTCTTGGCATTACTTCACCTTCCCAAAAGCAGAATCGTTTGGATTCAGGTAGCGAATGATGACAGGGAGAGCCGCAGCCCACAATGCATTCGCAGCCATTTTTGCATCACCAGTTGATGCGTATACAGCGACAGCAGCTCCCAATACGCTTCTTGCGTAGGATGCAGCCATTGCCTTTTGTGCTTCAGTAATTTTCATATAATATATCTCCTTTGTGGATAACCACTATAAGTCAATTATACCTTAGATGTCATTTTTAGGCTGAGTCTTCGAGCCGTTAAAAATTTCATCAATCTCGTCAAGGTCTAGTTTGCCATCGTTAAGGAAGGCTTTGGCAAGACCTTCAACAACTTTAGCAACTCCTCCAATTCCAGCCATCAGGATGGCTTGAGGTAAATTAACTCCAGCAATAGAGCCAGCGCCAATCACGCCAAGACCCGATGCACCAAATACGGCAAGTATTCTTAATAAGATATTTTTTGTATTATTCATTTAGTCTTCATCCTTTTTAATTAAAACACCAAACATGTGAACAACAAATGCGGTTATTGTTAACCACAATCCATAAGTTTGAGTTTTTCCAGATAATGTAATTAAAACAATTACACCTCCGGATAGTGTCCATGCCAAAGCATGGAGTTCGTTTAAGATTTTTTTAAACATTATTTTCTCCTTGATCGGCTACTACCCCGATCTGTGTTACCAGAACCACCGCCTCCCGATGGTCCACCAGCACCTCCACCCGATGGTGCAGGACTACCTCCAGAGGGCATAGGAGCCGTTGTAATCATTGTTAAAGTAGTTGTTACAGCAATGAGTGCTCTTCTTGCTTTTACATCTATTTCAGAACCTGTAGGGACATAATCATCAAGACCTTCTCCGAAGATGTCAATCTCTCCCTCAAAGGCTTCTTTAATTTCAGTTGGGGCATCGGTAAGCGTTTCAACAAGAGCAGCTTCTTCTGCTAGAGTAAGATTCTCAACAGCAATTTCTTGGAAGATTTCTGTAGCCTGATCTGCATCAATACTCTCCAAAACCTTTGCGCTTGTAGCAAGGTCGGTTGCCTGATCTTCTGTAACACCAAGTTCCAAAACACTGTCAACAGCATTAGACACTTGTTCTTCAGAAACAGAATCTGACTCTAAAATTCCAACAACCGCTTCAAATTGTTCATCTGACAACGGCGTATCTAATACAGAGTCAATAACTGATGCAAATTTTTCATCCGAAATTGGCTCATCAAAAATAGAATCAAGGGCAGCAGAAAATTGTTCTTCAGATAACGGCTCAGAAAAGACTGCATCGACAGCAGCTTCAAATTGGTCTGCACTTAGTTGAGATGTATTGTCAAAGACAGCTTCTACTGCAGCAGAGAAGTTTTCGTCAGACATAGGCCCATCAAACACTGAATCAATAACTGTAGAAAACTGCGAATCAGTTAAGTCTTGACCAAGGAGGGAGTTAACCACTGCCGTAAGTTCTTCAGGAGTTCCGGCATCTGCTACTAAGCCATCAACAGCATTTGCAAGGTTTGCATTAGTTATAGGTGCATCGAAAATATCATCAACCGTTGCGTCTATAGTTTCTTGAACCTCTTGGGGAACTTCAATTGTTGGCGTTGGGTCTTCAGGAATTTCAACAGGTGTTGTATCTATTTCTGGAGTAGAAACTGGAGTTTGGTCCAACTCAGGAATTGAAACAGTGGTGTTTTCTGTTGGAAGTGTTTCAACAGGAGGCGGAACAACCTCCTCAACAGTCGTTGTAGTCGTTTCAGGCTCAGGTGCTATAGTTGTTGTAGAAGTTGTAGTGGAGGTTGTAGTTGAAGATGTTGTTGTGGTTGGCACCACTGTCGTTGTGGTTGTGGATGTTGTGGTGGTCGTTGTAGAAGTTGTGGTAGTTGGCTCTACAGTGGTAGAGGTGGTTGTGGTTGATTCCACTGTCGTGGATGTTGTGGAAGTGGTCTGAGTAGACCCAACACCATTGAAGCTCAGTTCATACCGCAAGTTCCACCCTTGATTTGTATGCCAAGCATCAGGGTTTCCACAGCAAATACCAGCCCTTAGTCTGTAACGACCAGCAGGTACTTCCATAGAGATGTACGACTGCAAGCCAATGGAGTCGTCAATGCTATAAAGCAAAGTTCCTGCTTCGTTGTATAGCCACAACATCGGGTCTGAGTTATACCCAGTAATCATATAAGTTTGCGCTATAAACTGTGTTGTCTCGCTGTAATCAAACCAAACATCTGTTGGCTCTGTGATTATTAGGTTTTCAGCCTTAGCGGGGGATGCAAAAATAGAAATAAAAATTAAAGGTATTAATACCCAAGAACCTTTTTTAAATCTTAATTGTCTCACCTAACAATAATACTTGATTATTGATTAAGCGACATACTCCACACCACTAATAGTATAAGTTGCTGTTGACACACTTGAGCTTACATAAATAGAAGCACCAGCGTTAACAACAACTGCTGAATCGTAAGATATAGTTTCTCCACTAAGAACTGAAAAGTTGCTTAACACTTTATTGTTTGCACCAGCAGAACCACTTGCTGGAATAAGATGAACATTGCAAAGCAGTGTGCTTGCACCTGTGTTGCAAATATTTATATTCTTCACAATTGCATAGCTTCCAACATTGGAGCTTAATGTGTAAACATTAGCTGCGCTATCGCTACCGATATAAAGAGTTTTGGGAGTTAAGTTAGCCATTAGAACCTCATCCAAGCAAGAATGCTTGTGTCATTAGCCACAGTGTTCATATACTGAATTGTGGTTGCATCTAGCACATGATCAACGATTTCACCCGCTGTATGCGCTATTGCACTTGTTGAATCATAACCTCTTGAAGATACAGTAAAAGTATTTGCTGATCTTGAAGAGCAGAGAATTTTTTCTTCTGCTGCGGTTCCTCTTCCAATTACAATTACAAAAGGGTTTAGAGAACCGGAGGGGAATGTACTTCCATCAATAACTACAATTGATGTTGCTGAGTTGGATACATTTGCTGTTAATTGTGTTTTTAAAACACCACCAGCGAATTCTCTTCTTAACAAAGCAACCCCCTAATTAGTTAATAGAAATACTTAGGTCGCCTGAGCTAACTCTAAGAATATCTCCTGCATCAAGTGATTTGTTTGCAGTTAAAGGACCATATACAAGAATATTACCACTTGTAATTGCATCGCAAACTGCAATTGCAACAACCGTACAAGTAGGCATACCGTTGAAGTCAATGTCTGAATCATTCGTTGTTGCACCTGAAGAAGCAGCATTGAATGTTGCTACTTTTCTAGCATAGGAGCCACCACTAACCTCTGTTCCCGCTGAGGAATCGGTAGGAGCGGCTGTGTAAAGAGCCAAATAAACCGTTGATGGTTTCGTATAAGTCGTTGTGCCAAGAAAATGATCAAGAAGTTTAACCTCAAGATAATCGCTTAAATTTCCAGCCATAAATTAATCCTCCTTAGAAGCCAAGTACTCTTCAAGTTCAAGTACATCTGGCATTCTAAAATTTTCAAGAGTTAGGAGGAAAGCGGCTTGCTCCTCTGTAACTTCTTGGATACTATCTTCTCTTGTAAAAAGAAGACCATTACCGCTATATGCAGCTCCACTTTCAAAAATAATAACAACGCTATTTGCGCTTAAAGTATTTTCTTTCTTTTGAACTGGCTTTGATTCTTTTGGCTTTGCAGCAGCCTTTTTCGCTGGTGCTTTCTTTGCCGGGGTTTTGCTTGCATCATTAACTGATGTTGAAGTAACAATATTTTCACTCATAACAAATATCTTACCATACTTAACTATAAAATGCGAAAGGGAGGGGATATTTCACCCCCCCCCAATCACAAATTTCTAATTACTAATTACAGTGAACGAAGCTTGACATTCTTACCGATTACATATGAATCAGCATTTTCAATGTTGCTTGCAACTCTCATGTACTGAGTATATTCAATCGTGTCTG